GCCGTGGAGTTGGGCTGTTGACTGGGTGTCAAATTTTGGGTCGTTAGTCCAGAATTTGCATGCGTTCTCCCAGGACAACCTGGTTCTACGTTTTGGCTATGTCATGTGTCGAACACATGTCGAAACCGTCAACACGTGGAGTGGTAGGGTGATGGCCGATGGAATATCGACACCACTTACTATCACTACTCGCTGGGGCTGCACTTCAAAGCAGCGTCAACGGGCAACCCCTTACGGGTTCGGCCTTAACCCTGACACGTTTACCACGCGTCAAAAGGCCATCATAGCCGCTCTTGGCATATCCAGGGCCGGCAGTCGCTAATGAGGCGACGACACAACCAACCAAACAATTGAACATCATGTTCAGTCTGGAGCTCTACCATGTTCACTGATCCTCAGTCTGTCACGGTCAATGCGGTTGCGCAGACCCTTCCCAGGGTCGGCGTCGGTGCCTCGTCTGCGGTTTATTCGACCGCTGACGGGAACACGAAGATGACGGTCTCGCATGCCAATGGCAAGCGGAACCGTCGTAACGCACGACTTGACTTCCGAAAGATTGCCGCCGATCCTCTTCTGGACGGCGTCTCTCGCGAGTACTCGATGAGTGCCTACATCGTGATCGACCACCCTACTGTTGGTTTTACCAACGCTGAGGTGGAGACGAACACGAAGGCGCTCCTCGACAAGCTCGCAACTGCTGGTACCCTCACCAAGCTTATTGGTGGGGAGAGCTGACAAGCTCACCGGCAGCCTTTCGGTATTAAGCCGCAGGGCCCCATTCGGGGTCCTGCGGTGACTGAGGTGTTGTGGATGCGGTACAGTCTCCCTGTCACGTACTAGCCCTCTGTTAGGAGAGTAGACATGAAGGAAGATCTGCTGCAGCTCTGGCACGTGGTCCTTGTTGAATTAGGGACCAGATGTGACTGCGCAATCAACACCACTCTGGATTGGGAAACCGTCCAGAGGCGGTCAACACATGAGGGGGAATCGTTTCTTACGATATCCCTTCCCGCTTTTGGTAAGGACTTCGAAAAAAGTCTTGACCAAGGTGGGATCTCCACGGACCTCTTTCGAGGCTGGGTGAAGTTTCCCAGTAATGAAGGCGGTCCACTAGTCCCAAGATTTCTCTCGGGATTCGTGACACGTGTGTTTGATCGTGGCAGTGGCCGATTGCTCGATGAGCCTGATCCGGAAGCGGTACTTGCCGTACGCCAGCTCACGCTGATGTGCGGTAAGGTCCTTATCCCGTGCAGCGATGCGCGGTATAAGGCTGCTATGGACAGATTCGTCGAGTGTGAGCAGGAAATTCGCACTTCTGACGCACAGATGCCCATCCATTTGTTGGATGAGTTTCGTGATGCGTCGTCGGTTCTGTATGCTGGGGTGATGCAGCAAGTAGACGAAGATGTCTACTATGGCCGGATCATCCCAAAGCATGGGCCGGGAGCGACCGCTGATCGAATCAAGGGTAACCTGAAATTCGAGCAGACCGAGTGGACCATCAGGCTCGACCGAGTGTTCCCTTTTGGGGAATTCCTCGCGTCCAATCCTAGGTACCATTTTGAAGTCCTCTCCCGTGTGAATTTCCTCGAACCTGGTGCTGAGCGACCCGTTCGGGTTGTGGCAGTGCCTAAGACGCTCAAGACCCCGCGAATCATTGCCATCGAACCTGTCTGCATGCAATATGTGCAGCAGGGGCTTATGGAACGATTCGTTTCCTACCTGGAATCTGAAGTAATTCAGACTACCAGGGGCGTGCCCGTCCACAACAGTGGGTACGGGTATGTCGGGTTCTCAGACCAGAAGCCTAACCAGCTGATGGCGCGAGAGGGTTCCTTAACCGGAGCTCTTGCTACGCTAGATCTTAGCGAAGCATCCGATAGGGTCTCGAACCAGCTAGTACGTGTGATGTTTGAGCGTTTCCCTAACCTTGCGGAAGGGGTTGACGCCTGCAGATCACGGAAGGCTGACGTTGATGGTCACGGAGTAATCCGTCTGGCCAAATTCGCGTCAATGGGTTCAGCACTAACGTTTCCCGTTGAAGCAATGGTATTTTCTACCATTGTGATGATGGGAGTCGCGAAGGTGCTCAATCGACCGCTTGACAGGAAACTCTGTGAAGAGTTTCGTGGACAGGTGCGCGTCTACGGTGACGATATTATCGTTCCGAAGGCGTATGCAGTATCAGTGTCGCAATTGCTCGAAACTTTTGGGTTTCGAGTGAACCGCGGCAAGTCTTTCTGGACTGGTGAGTTCAGAGAGTCTTGTGGCAAGGAGTACTTCCGAGGGCACGACGTTTCTGTTGTTCGTGTTCGGAGAGCACTCCCCACCGCACTGACCCACGAGGCTGAGATCATTTCTACGGTCTCCTTGAGGAACCAGTTTTATCAACTGGGCCTATGGGAGACTACGAAATGGCTCGACCGCAAATTGGATAAGGTCCTGAAAGGGAACTTTCCAACTGTGGCCGAGACGTCTCAGGTGTTGGGTAGGGTCTCGGTACTAGGGTATGAAACACACTCTATGTGCCCGAGGCTTCACGCCCCCCTGGTTAGGGGGTATGTCGTGGACGAAGTGATCCCAGATTCTGAGATCAACGACCACGCTGCTCTGCTCAAATGCTTGCTCAAGCAAAGCGAAGAGCCATTCGCTGACGCCAAGCATCTCCTTCGTGGAGGACGCCCGGTAGCCGTCAACATCAAGCTCCG